TGATGTGCTACAGGCTAGCAGCGTGGTTCGCGGGCTTAAGGATCAAGGATTCCACGTTACCTTCCACTGCTCCAAGCCCGGAAGTGACGCCATCGAGCACGACCCCAACATCGATAACCTGATCCTGTTTGACAAGGATCAGGTGCCAAACGCCAATCTCGTGGATTTCTGGGCGTGGCAGCGCAAGAAGTATGACCGATTCGTCAACCTGAGCGAGTCGGTCGAAGGCACCCTGCTGGCAATGCCGACACGTGCGCAGGGCGGGTGGACCCCGAGCGTGCGCCACAGCATGATGAACCGGAATTACCTCGAGTTCCAGCATGCGCTGGCAGGGGTGCCGCACGTTCCTCAGGTGCGCTTCTACTCTACGAATGACGAGCGTGCGTGGGCACGCAAAACTCGTCAGCGTATGGGCACCGGCCCCATCATCATGTGGTCACTGGCGGGTAGTTCTGTTCACAAAACGTGGGCAGGATTGGACAATATCCTCGCCAGCCTGATGGTGCAGTTTCCCACGTGTGAAGTCGTCTTGGTCGGCGGTCCGGAGTGCGTCATTCTGGAGCAGGGCTGGGAGAAAGAGCCCCGCATTCACAAGACATCGGGCAAGTGGAGCATCCGACAGTCGCTCAGCTTCTTGTCTCAGTGTAATCTGATTATCGGGCCTGAGACTGGCGTGCTGAATGCTGCCGCGTGCATGCCCGTTCCGAAGATTGTATTTCTATCGCATTCGACGGAAGAAAACCTCACTCGGGACTGGGTCAACACCACTTCACTCAGCAGCAAGGGAACGCACTGCAAGGGACGGGGTCAAGATGAAGCTCCAGCCTGTCACATGATGCACTACGGCTGGGATACTTGCACGCAAGATCCAGAGACCAGTACGGCTATCTGCCAAGCTGAAATCTCAGTTGAGGAAGTGTGGCATGCTGTCGCCGCGCCACTCGCCGCATGGCTGCGTCAGAAGGAAGCGGCATGACTGAAGAGCGTATTCCGATGTCGGTAGTCGGTCAAGACCAGATTTACTTCCTGTGCGAGGAAGCTGAATCTACCCCCGCAGGCTGTTTCGTAGAGCTAGGTGTGTACCGGGGCGGGACTGCGTGGCACCTATCCAAAATCGCTGCGTACCAAGATCGTGAAATCTACCTGTACGACACGTTCACCGGCATACCGATGCAGGGTTCGCTTGATCCGCACCCAGTTGGCGATTTCGGGGATACCAGCGTAGATTTCGTCCGTTCTGCGATTCCCTACGCTACTGTAGTTCAGGGTGTGTTTCCGGCTTCCGTCGTACCCATGCCCCCCATTGCATTCGCGCACATCGACGCGGACCAATATCAGTCCATCAAGGATGCATGCGCCGTTCTTGGCCCTATGATGGTTCAGGGCGGCAAGATGGTATTCGACGATGTGTGGCTGCTCGCGGGGGCGACGGCTGCGCTGGAAGAGACTGGGTGGGTCATCGATAAGACTCGTGGCGGCAAGGCTATGGTGAGGTTCTAGCATGACTACTTCTGGCGTCTACTCGTTCTCGGTCACGCGGGATGACCTCATCCGTCAGTCGATGTTGAACATCGGCAAGCTGGGGGCGTACGATACGCCGGATGCAGTTCAGACTGCTGACATCGGGCTGATGCTGAACATGATGTGCAAGCAGTGGATGGGGAAGGCTGACTTCGCACCCGGCTTGAAGGTCTGGACGCGCAAGAGGGGTCACCTGTTCCTCTCCAACACTACGGGGCAGTACACCGTCGGGCCGGGAGCTACGGGGTGGACGAACAGCTACACGGGTAGAACTCTGGCCGCTGCCGCTGCCGCTGCCGCGACGTCCTTGGTGCTGAACAGCATCACAGGGCTGGTCATTGGGGACAAGATAGGCATTGAACTGGACAGCGGGGAGCTGTTCTGGACTACCGTGCTAACGCTGCCGTCTACAACGATCACGATTGCCACTGGCTTGCCGAGTGGTGCATCCGCGACCAATGTGGTGTTCACGTACACGACGACTGCTCAGCAACCCCTGTTCATCGAGGCTGCGGTTCTACGTGACATCTGGTCGGTGGACACACCTATTCGGATATTCAAGACGACGCAGGAGTACGACATCCTGCCGAATAAGACTGACGTCACCAACATGCAGGATCCGACGTCCATCTACTACGAGAATCAACTGGGCAACTCGTATCTCTATACAGATGGCGGCGCGGCGCAGGACGTGACCAAGCATCTGGTGCTCACGTACATGGAGCCGATTCAAGATTTGATCAACCCACTGGACACCCCGAGCTATCCTCAGGAGTGGTTCCTTCCACTGAGTTGGGGGCTCTCCAAGTTGATTTGCCCGATGTTCAACCGCATCTGGACCCCACTGATGCAAGAGAACTTCATCACTTCGCTGCGCATTGCACAGCAGAAAGATGCTGAGTTCTCCAGCCTATTCTTCGTTGCGAACGCTGAGGAACCGTAATGAAGCCGATTCCGCTGTTCGGTACGGGGATTAAGTCCCTGAGTTCTACGATCACCGCGCAGCGGCGGATCAACTGTTTCTACGATATTCGCGCTGACGAAGACAAGTCGAAGATTGTCATTCGTGGTACGCCGGGATCGTTCTCTCAGTACACGCTGACAGACGGCCCCATTCGTGGCTGGCGGGTGGTAGGCGATTACAAGTACGTCGTCGCGGGCAGCACAGTGTTCCTGGTTGCGAACGACCACTCGTTCTCTATACTGGGCACCATCAGTAACACGGGGCAGTATGTCACGATGGATGACAACAGCATCCAGCTGATCTTCGTGGACGGTAGTCGGGGATATGCGCTCGCGTTGCCAGCCGGTGCCCCCACGCTAATCACGGATGCTAACTTCCCGAATGGTGCTACGACGGTCGCAGTTCTGAACACCCGTGCCATCTGCGAAGTTCCAAATTCTCGGTCGTATTACGTCAGTTCTCAACTTGACGTTACCCTGTGGACGCCTATCATCTTTGGTACGAAAGAGAATTCCAGCGACTTGTTGATTGCAGTCGATGTGCTGAATGGTATGCTGATTCTGTGGGGGCCGAAAAACATGGAGTGTTGGCAGGACATCGGAACGTCTCCCAACCCATACTCGCGTGTCAATGGCTTGAGCCAAACGTGGGGTCTCGCAGCGAAGTATAGCCGTGCGCTGCTGAACAACTCGATGATTTTTCTTGCGCAGAACCCTCAGGGGGGCGTGCAGGTGATGACGCTGAACAACTACGTTCCGCATCGGGTGAGCACTTCGGACATAGAGAATATCATCACTAGCTTCACTGTGTTCAGCGATGCGCTGGGGCTGACATACATGGTGGACGGTCATCCCATGTATCAGCTCACGTTTCCTTCAGCTAACCGCTCGTTCCTGTTTGATTCGCTCACTGGCATGTGGTACGAGACTCAGAGCGGAGTGGGCGATAATGTGCGCCACTTCGCTAATCTGGGCATTGTATTTCACACTGAGAACTACGTCAGCGATGCTAATTCTGGCGTTGGGTATCAGCTTTCAGCTAGTCTATTCACTGAGAGCGGTGCGGCTATCAAACGCATGGTCACGTCTCGTCATGTGCGACTTGATGGTAATGAGTTCGCTATATCAGACATCAATCTTGAAGTTGAAGTCGGCGGCGCGCTGACGGTGGGGCAGGGGTCTAACCCACAGATCATGATGCAGGTTAGCATCGACGGTGGAAAGACTTTCGGTCCTGAACGCTGGAAATCTCTTGGCAGACAGGGGCAGTTCCGTAAACAAGTCAACTGGGACCGCATTGGTTCAGCCAGAGACTTCGTGTTCCGCTTTACCATGACTGATCCAGTGCAGTGGGTTATCACGCTCGGGGAGGCAGTCATATCCCCCGGCACTGAGGCGATGCAGTGACCACGCCACTTAGTCCCGCCCCGCTGAATGCCTCTGTTGCGGGGCCGGACAAGCAGTTCGATCAGGCGTGGAAACGGTGGATAAACGAACTATCCACTACGGTTCGTGCATTATCCGCAGCACCTGCTCCGTCTCCTCCAGCGCCAGCGCCCCCAGCTACTTCACCGGGCGGGGTGAATACGTATGTTCAGTTCAATGACTCCGGTACGTTCGGCGGATCGTCTGCGTTCACGTACAACAAGGCGAGCAACACACTGTCTGTCAGTAAGGCGGTCATCAACAACATTGATAACTCAGTTATCGGGGCAACAACACCAGCCGCAGGAACGTTCACTACACTGAATGCAGCTACGCTGGGGTTTACTGAGAACTCTAGCCTCGTACTGGCTCAGCGGTCATTCTTCCGACCTGCTCCTGCCGCTGTCGGCGTGGCTGGCGCTCCGGGGGTGGTCGTAGTAGATGATTCTAGCCTTGTACTCGCCCAGCGCGCCCTGAGCCGCTCGACATCGTCAGCTTCTGCGCCAGCGTCCGCCCCTGCGGTAGTGGTGGACGATGCAAGCCTTGTCATCGCGCAGAAGGCGATGACAAGACCACCCCCACCCCCACCGATAGTCACTGCTGACTCCCAGCAGATTCTTCCAACCCAGATTTTTGGAGCGTAATCATGTCAACCTATTCACGGCAACTCCTCTCGGGCAGCACGAACGGGCGGGAAATCCCTGTTGCTGCGACAGCCACACCCGGCACTCTGCTCCACACGGCAATCGCAGGAACTGCGTCGTTCGATGAAATCTACCTGTGGGCGTCGAACGTCACCGGCTCGGCGGCTACGCTGACGCTTGAATGGGGTGGTGTGACCGATCCCGGCGACCACATGGTGAAGCAGTACAGCATTCCCGCCAACTCTGCACCAATCCCTATCGCCACGGGGCAGGTTCTGCAGAACGGTCTGGTCTGCCGTGCGTTTTCTGGCACCGCCAGCGCCATCAACATCGGCGGGTACGTGAACCGTATTTCGTAATGAGCCACTCCCCCTTTCGGCCGGTTGACCTAGCTATTGCGAACAAGCAGATAGCCAGCCGGACGTTTGGGAACCTCACCACCGCGATACTGCCGCCTCAGGATATCCGGGTAGCTCGCAGGTCGCCAACGAGGCCAGACGAATTCTCGGATCAGGCGGGGCGGCTGGCAGTCAAGGTATTCACGCCACGAGGGTCCACTGCTCCGGTCCCGCAGTCGTTCGTATCTCGTGGGTGGAACCCCTCGGACGTCAATGCTGCTGTCGCGGGCACATTCTCTAATGGTCACTACTTAACCGTCGCATCAGGTCCAACGGGTGCGTTTGCTGGGCGCGGACTAACGTCACATTCGTCAGGAAACTGGTATCTTGAATTTTTCGCAAATTCGTTAGGCGGCGGGTCTGGACAAGCTGTGGGTGTCCACGGATCTACTGCCCTCGCATTAACTTATTCACCGGGGGCTGACGATGCTACGGTCTCTCTGTATGCGAACCTCGTGTGGGTAGCAGGAAACTTTCTGTCGGGGTTCGGCGGCACTGCGGCGGGTGACATCATGGGGTTCCGGTGTAGCTTCGGACAGTACATCGGGGTCGATAAAAACGGAATTCTAAACCGTCAGGGGGCAATGAACGTGGCTCCGTTGTACCCGTTCTTTCAGGGTGCAAATGGCGGGACAGCTGAGGTATGCACCATCCGCACGCTAGCATCAGAAATGTCATACTTGCCTGACGGGTTTCAGGCATGGGATGAAGCTGCGTTTGTACCCCCCGCTGGGAATGGCCTGCACGATGCTGATTTCGCGTCAGTAGACCTTCTGATTCACACTAACAACACCGCAGGATGTGATCCGTTTTACGACCATAGTTCTGCTCACCATCTCGTAAACCCAGTAGGTCGCGTCACACGTAGCACCGCACAGTATCAGTGGAGCCCTTCATCTATTCGGGTAGATGTGGGTAAGTACCTTCAGTGTCCGATTACTAGCGTCAATCTAGGTACTCTAAGCCTGTGGACAGTTGAATGTTGGTTCCGTCCAGATGCGGCAGGTAACTTCATACCACTATGTTTCGGTGTTGCGGGGGATGATCTCTATATCGAATGGTTCAGCGGTGGGTGGTATGTGGGTGATAGTAGTATCAATAATATTTCTGGAGTTGCGGGGACACCTACCGCAGCCGCATGGAACCACATTGCGTTGACTAAAAATGGTTCGCAGTATAGGTTATTCCTGAATGGTGTTCAGGTCGGAGCCAGTACGACTGTACTTAAGAGTTTCACGTACACAGACCTTCAGATCGGTGCGCGATCAGGAGCCACATCCTGGTCTGCTGGATACATAGACGATGTTAGATTTACCCCCGGTGTATCCCGTTACAATTCAGGATTCAGCGTACCTACTGCGGAGTTTGGCGACAGCGTGTAAATTCGCCTTGCATTCCACACGCCCCGCGTGGTATGCTACCCCAGCATGTCTACTCAGCTTCCCATTCTTCTGTCGGAGCTTGTGACAAACCCGGACCCGCTGGAGGTCAGGCGTAATATCTGCATTCTTGAGCATCATATGAACCAGTTGGGGGTTGAGCAGAAACTCACACCCAAAGACTTGCCTACAGAGCATGTGTTCGCTCCCGGCGTCTACATGCGGTCGGTGTTCATGAAGAAGGGCGAGATCTGGATTGGCAAGATCCATCGGCATTCGCACGGCAACATCGTTTCGCAGGGGTGCGCAGCGGTGGTCACAGAATTTGGTGCTGAGATTCATCGGGCACACACGCAATTCGTGTCCCCAGCACACACGAAGCGGGCTCTGGTGATTCTTGAGGATACCATCTGGACCTGTGTTCACGCCAATCCCGACAACATCACTGATCTGGATGAGTTGGAGCGTATGTTCATCTCGCCATCGTACACTGAGTTAGGTCTGCTTGACCCAGTGCTTGAACTTCTGGGAGAATAGTATGGCATGGGTATCAGTCGGTACAGCAGCAGCATCAGCCATCGTCGGGGGCGTGGTCAGCGCCGACGCATCTCGCCGCGCGGCCAACACACAGGCAGACTCTGCGAGAGCAGCGGCTGCGCAGAATCAGCAGGACATGCAGCCTTGGCTGGATGCTGGCAAGCAGGGTCTTCAGACTCTCCAGACCGGTCTTCAGCCCGGTGGTCAGTTCAACAAGCCATTTACGATGGCTGATGCTACGAACAGTCCCGCGGAACAGGAGGCTCTGCGTCGATCGTCGGAGGCTACGCAGAACAGCGCAGCGGCGCGGGGTGGCCTCATAGGCTCCAATGTCATGGACCAGCTTCAGGTCAACGCAGGTAAGATCGCTGCGGGCTTCGAGGGTCAGGCGTTCGACCAGTGGAACACCCAGCAGAACCGCCAACTGGGAGCGAATCAGTCGCTGGCGCAGGTCGGACAAACCTCAGCCACGAACGTGGGCAATTCGAATGCTGACGCCATACTCGCTGCGGGCGGGGCGCAGGCTGGCTACCAGATGGGGCAGGGCAGCGCAACCACGGGGGCCATCGGCCAGATTGGCAATATTTTGGGTCAGAACATCGGCAATATCAAGGATTACTTCCAGCCGACTTCCAGCCCGTACACCGCTCCGGATGCGAATGGTGTGTATGCAAACCCGACCACGGGAGCAAGCGGCATGGGGGTTGACCCCACATACCTCGGGGGTGCTGCATCTGCTGGGGATTTTTCTGACGAGCGGCTGAAGACCAACATTGAGAAGGTCGGACAGACGGACGGCGGATTGCCAATCTACACCTACAACATGCGCGGCGGCGGCCCGAAGAAGATGGGCGTCATGGCACAGGACGTCGAGAAGGTCAACCCCCGCGCAGTCATGCGCCACCCATCCGGATTCCGCATGGTTGACTACGGCCGAGTGAGTTGAACATGCCGAACTACGGACTCCTGACCAGCGCGGCTCAAGTGCCGATGAGCGGCGTGCCGTTCAAGATGAACACGCCGGACGAGAATCAGGCTATCCACTACGGCATGGAGGGGCGAAAGCTCGCCGTGGAGTCTGGGCAGCAGGAGTTCGCGCAGGGCAACCAAGACCGCGATATTCTCAAGCAGGCGCTCGCAGTGCCAGAGAATGACCTTGCAACCCCTGAAGGTACGCAAAATCTGATGGGTGCGGTTAAGGGAAAAGTAAGTCCCGAGAGGTACTCAGCATTGGCAGATCACGCTGAGAAAATCAAGGCAACCCACCTGAAAAATCAGCAGATGCTGCTACAGATGCCGGGAGACGTTCTTGACCTACAGGCTCGCCAAATGGAGGCACTGGCTCCCGCGTTAGATCAAGGACTGCGTGAATACGAGAAGAACAAGTCCGAGAAGGGTGAAGTCTACGCTGCGCAGCAGCAGCGGGAGTTCATGGGCAACCTGTTCACGCACACGAAGGGTATGAAGCAACCGAACGGTCAGCCTCTGTACCCAGATGAGCTAGTGAATTCGTTGAAGGACATGGATCCCGCGCACATGGACTCAGTGCTGCGCGGTACGAGGTACATGGCTGAGCAGACTAAGCAGGCGTACGAGCAAGCCCGCGCGACAGATCTCGAGTCCAAGATCAAGGAACGCGAAGCGGCCATGAAGGGGGGTCAAGAGTACCAGGACAAGCAGGGTGGCCTCTGGATGCTGACCACCACTGGCATTCCCATGCGCATGAATCCTCTGACGCAGCAGTACGAAGTTTCACCAAATGGGGCATTCCCAGACATCAAGACACTGACCCCGATTGGCGGCAAAGCGGGTCAGGGTGGCGGGGGTGCCCCCACAGTTCTGCGCTCGCTTAGCACGGGGGACACGTACACGCTCAACAAGGACGGTACGTTCCTGCATCGCGATGCCAAGACTGGTGCCGAGCAGACGGTAGTCACTCCGGCTGAGGACGCAGTGAAGGCTGGCACTGCTCCGAAGTCAAAGCAACTTGAGTTCTCGCCCGAAACTGCTCATTCTATCGCAATGAGTATGGCTATGGGAGAGACGAAGCCTACCCGTCTGACGCCAGCCCAGAACACGCAGTTGTTTGAGGCTCAGAATGACATTCGCAAGATGGCTGGTCTTTCTTCTTCTGATTTTGCGAATATTCAGACGAACAACAAACTTCGCAGAACTGCCATCCGCAACATTGAAAACACGATGGGTCAGGTGGAGGGCTTCGAGAAGCTGGTCACATACAACTCCAATAAGATCAAGGAGTTGCTGCCGCAGGCAACGAACACTGACATTCCACTGCTCACCAAGCTGATCTTAGAGGGTAAGGGACAGTTCAGTGGCGTGGGCACTGCGAATGCTCAGCTTGCCATCGCCATTGACTCACTACTCAAAGAGTACACGAAGATCACTTCTGGTTCCATGGGTAATCAGGTGTTGGCAGAGGGCGAAATCAACAAGGCACGGCAGCTTATCAACGCCGCGCGATCTAAAGAAGACTTGCTTGCGGTGGTGGACTACTTCCAGCAAGAAGCTAAGATTGGTCGTATTGGTGGCCTGCGTGCGCAACGAGACTCCATGGTGTCCAGCCTTTCCGAGCCGTTCAAGGATGTCAAAGAGCCCCCGAGCAACCCAGGAAAGATTTCCCCGGCGCAGCAAGCGGAGAATGACAAAGACCAGCCGAAGATCTATCAGGCCGAGTACGACCGCATGGTGGGCGAGCTCAAATCTATCACGGACCCCGCTGCGCGAAAGCGAAAGCTGGATGACATAAAGGCCGTGAGGTCAGAGGCCGCGAAGGTGGGGCTGAAGCTTCCCGAACCGGGAGAGACAGCGGCACCTGAAAAGACGAAGTCCGGCGCAACTGTGAGTAACTGGTAATGCCGCGCACCGTCACGCTCACGTTTGATGATGGGTCTAGCCATGTCTATCAGAACGCACCTGATGATGTAACGCCCGATCAGATCGAGGAGCGCGCAGCCAAGGAGTTCTCAGGCAAGAAGATCACCAAGCTGGATGGCGGAAAGAACGCTGCTCCTGCGAAGACTGCCCCCGCTCCAGAGAAAGAACCCACGTTTGGTGAGCGGCTGGGCGCGGAATGGGGCAACATTAAGAAGGGTGCGGGTGCGGTCATTGACTCGCTCACTCGTCCGGTGCAGCCGGGGGAATATGGCTCTGGCTGGAAAGCCGAAGCCAAGCAATACTATCAGAGTGGGGCGAAAGTTGGCCCCAACAACCTCAATCTGATCACTGGAGTCAAAACTGCTCTGGGTGCACTGGGGGGCATGGGCGAGGCACCCCTAGCGATGGGCTCAGGACTGGTTTCGAGCGCTGCTGGGGCGTTGGTTGGGGGGTTGCATGGGCTAGTTACGGGTGACGCCTCTAAGGGTGTTAATACGGCTCTGAACGTGGCCAAAGCGGGCACTTACCCGCCCCACACGGAGATGGGGAAGTTTACCACTAACATGCTCGGCGTACCGACTGCTCTGGCTAAAGAAGTGGGCGGCGCAATAGGTGGATCTATCGGCAGAGTGGCCGGGAATGAGAACCTAGGCCAGACCTTGGGCGAAGCAGGGGGCGAGCTTGCTCCCGCAGTGTTCGGTGCGCGAAAGCTACCCGCAGCTATGCGCGAATCTGCGGCCAACAAGAAAATCATTCCAATGTCGCAGAAGGATGCTGCTGTTGCACGCACGATTGACGACGGGTATGGGGTCATGCCCACGAAGGGTCGGGATACGTGGGTTCAGTCTGGCCTTACTTCAGTAGCCAAAGAACCCAAAGTCAAGAATACGCTCATCCTCAAGAACCAAGAGAACACGAACCTGCTAGCCAAAGAAGAGCTTGGCCTTGACAAGAGCCAGCATCTAGATGAGGCCACGTTCGTCGGTCAGCGGGCGAAGTATTACGGAGCCTACGAGCGGCTAAAGAATCTTGAGCTAAAGTTCAAGCCGGATGAAGAGCTCATCGCTAAGGTGAACGGACTTAGCGATAATACGATCAACATCCAAGAATCCTATCCTGAATTCAAGGCTCCGGCGGACGTTTCCCGTGCGCAGAACCTTGTCACCAAGTCAGCCCCGGAAGTGTCAGCTCGAGCCACGGTAGACCTCGTGAAGCAACTTCGTGAAGATGCACGTCACGATCTGTCTCGTCGGGAAATATCCTCTGGAGAGAAGAACGCGGCGCATGCGAAGTTAGAGGTAGCCACTGCGCTTGAGGATATGATGGATAGGGGTATTCGCAACCACATTCGCAACATCGAGACTACTGCGCTTGATCCAGTTCCTCCCGGACTGAAGAATATGGTGCAGGACTTGCGCACGGCTCGCCGCGAGATAGCCAAGTCGCACAACGTGCAGGAAGCTACGAATCTGGAAACAGGTAACGTAGATGCTGCGAAGTTGGCTTCCATGCGAGACGTAAAGAAGGTTCCACTGACCGGCAACCTCAAGAAGATTGCGAATGCGCGTAAGGTATCACCGGATGTTGTCCGTAATTCGGATGGGGTTGTTCCCTCTCCAGAGTTCAGCGTGGGGGACATAGGTATGGCGGCTGTCGGAGGCTTACTCAGCCACGGACCGGTCGGTGTCGTGTCGGGAGCGGCTGCGGCTGCGGCGGCTCGTCCAACAGCGCGGGCATCGGTGACTAGCCGTGGTTATCAGAATCGTGTCGTCAAGCCGAAGAACTCGACTACGAGAACAGGACTAGGGGCCGACGCCGTCGGCGGAGAAGCTGCGCTATCCATGGGAGCAGCAGCCCCACAGAACACGCCATGGAGAAAACAAGATGAAGGTTCTGATCGTTGATCAGGATGGGGTGGGCCTGTCGTTCGCCTTGCGTGCGAACGAGGCTGGTCATGCCGTGCGGTGGTTCATTAAGCCGAAGCCTGCTAACTCCAAGTCCGTGGGGGAGGGCTTCAAGGGAATCGAGAAGGTGGACAACTGGGTGCCCCATGCGAAGTGGGCTGACCTCATAATCTCGACATCCAACGACGACTACATCGAGAAGCTGCACTGGTTCTCCCAGCGCGGCTTTCCTGTGTTCGCCCCCACTCCTGCCAGCGCGAAGCTAGAGATCTCACGCGCCGATGGCATGAAGCTCATGAAGAAGGCGGGCATCGAGATCGCGGAGTACAAGACGTTCCCCTCCATGGCGCATGCCAAGAAGCATGTTCTGCAGACCAACGAACGGTACGTGTTCAAGACACTGGGTGACAATGAGGACAAAAGCCTGACCTACGTCGCCAAGTCCCCAGCAGATCTTGTAGCTTGGATTGACAGAACTCCACCCCCAAAGGGTGAGGTCATGCTCCAGCAATTCGTCAAGGGAATTGAAATGGGGGTATCCCGCTTCATGGGAAGCAAGGGTTGGGTCGGCCAGTGGAATGAGAGTTTTGAGCACAAGAAGTTGATGAGCGGCAACTACGGCCCGAATACAGGTGAAATGGGAACAA